TAGGCGGCCCTGTGGCGGGCGGAGCCGGCTCCCTGGCGGGCAAACCACAGCCCATAGCCCTTCTCGGCGGCGCGGCTGCCGGCGGCTCGGCCGGCTTGCGGCCGGCCGGAGAGGCCCTCGCTGCGGCAGGCACGCTCGCCACTGCAGGCGGCGTAAACGCGACAGACAACCCGCAGCAGGTCGCCCTGATCGGCACGCCCGTCGCCACGGCCGGCGCCCAGCTTACGGGCAAAGGCGAGGCGCTCGCCTCGGCAGGCGCCGCCACGGCCAGTGGATCGGCCACGCCCGCAGGCGGCGGCCAGCAGTTTGCCTTCGGCGGCAACGTGCTCATCGCCGGCGCCGGCTCGGCGGCCAATGCAGGCGAGGTCCTCGCCCTCACTGGCGCGGTCTTTGGCTCCGGCACAGGCGACCTTGCTTTCACAGACACCTCAGCCACGCTCGACATGGAGGGAGGAGCGCTTGCCTCTGGCGGAGGCGGCTTCACAGGAGCCGCGCCCGCGCTGGCCAGCGAGGGAGTCCTCCCGCTTCGTACTGCACTTTCACTCACAGATGCATCTACCTCGCAAGACGTAGGCGCGGAGGTCCTCGCTTCAGGCGCCCTCGCCGCGGCCAGCAAAAAGGAGACCGCGGCCGGCCTTGGCGCCGCCTTGGCAAGCGCAAGCGGCCAGGTTGCCTCTACGCAGGAAGCCCTCGCCCTTGCGGGCACGCCCATCGCGGGCGGGCATCTCGCCGCCGAAGACAAAGGCGAGCGGGTCCAGCTGTTTGGCATCCCTGTCCTCACCACCTCCCTCTCCGTTGAAGACGAGGCCAAGGCCGCGGAGGCCGAAGGCCAAGCCAAAGCCTCCGGCGACTTAAGCGCGGCGGGCGCGCCAATTGTCCTTGCCGGGCAAGGCGGGCCGATCGCAAGCGCAGGCGGTGGGCTGGCAAGCGCCAAGGAAGCCCTCGCCCTCGCGGGCACGCCCATCGCAAGCGGCGGCGGCGGGCTTGCTAGCCAGCCAGAGGCTCTCGCCCTCGCCGGCGCGCCAATCGCCTCAGCCAGCGCCACGCTCGCGTCCAGCAACGAGGCGGCCACCGGCAGCGGCCGCCTCCTCGTCTCCGCGCGCTTCCGGCTGGAGGACGACGGCCCGGTCCTACTCGCTGCAGACGGCCGCATCCTCGCGGCCGGCTCCGGCGACCTCGCCGGCGGCGGGCTCGAGAAGATCACGACGGCGGTCTTCGTCGGGCGGGAGCCAGACACTGCGTCCTTCGCGCTTTCAGACCGGCTTCAGCTGGGCGCCTCCATCACCGACTAGACTAGACAACTCGCTTCTTTTCACCAATCAACCGATTGGACCTAGCTATGGCTACCAAGACAGAAGTCCTTCGCAACTCCCAGGCCGAGGATCTGGTCGAGAACTTGAACGCGCTGGAGATCAAGGACAGCGCCTCCAGCACCGTCATCATCGAGTTTACCGGAGTGAGCTTTGGCTCCGCCTCCAGCGGCACGGTAAGCGCCACCTCCACGCCGCACTCCGGCTCCGCTTCCGGCGGCGGCGACGCGGACACCGCCCGCCTCTACGACGCGGCCGGCACGACGGGCGAGGAGATCACCGGGCTCACCGTCGGCGAAACCGGATCCGGCGCGGACATCGAGCTGGACAACACCAACATCAACAGCGGCCAGCAGGTGGAGATCACCTCCATCGACGTCACCGAGCCGGCCAACACCCAGTAAACTGAGGCTAAGCTATGGCCATCAAGACTGACGTAGCAGGCCAAGTCGATGTCGGAGACACGAAAACCGTCGAGGTCTCCGCCGAGGACGCCAGCGGCAACAAGCTCCCGAGCCCGTCTGTGGAGGTGACTGTCACCTCCCCTTCGGGCGAGGAGGAGCGGTTTGGCAACGCGGACATGAGCGAAGCGGAGCGCACCTACTACCTGGACCTCACTTTTGACGAGGCAGGCTTTTGGCACGTCCGCATCGAGCTTACCTCCGCGGGTTCGACGGAGGTCGAGCAAGGCTGGGTGCGCGCCCGCGAGAAGGCCGCGGCCAAGCTGGCCTTCTTCCGGCCTGGCGACTGGCACGCCTACCTGCCCGAGGGCGTGATGCAGGCGGGCCCGCGCCGGCTTATGCAACTGGCCCGCCGGGCGGAGCGGCTTATCGTAAGGCGCTACCAGGAGACCGACGCGCACCGCTCGGACAACCTCATCCTCGACGAATACTACGGGCGGGACATTCGCCTGGACGGATACGTCGAGCAGGAGAGCTCCGAGCGCATTGACTTGGGCAAAAGCGATCCTCGCCTGGTCGAGGCGATGCGCGAGGCGGCCGCTCGGATCGCCCAGTTCTACGCCCGGCGGCCGGAAGAGGCCGAGTACGTAGAGCGCAGAGACCAGGGCGAAAGGCGGGTCGACTACCGCGACAAGGACCTGCCCTCGAGCGTCTTTGCTCCACTTCGCCCATTCGACGAGCGGGACAGCTGGTTCTAAGGCGACTCCGCTTCGAGCGCTTTCTACGAAAGATAAGCCCGTTTATGTCCAGTTATGAGCGACCTCTCAAACGCCACCATAACCGCCTTTAGGCAAAGCGGAGAGCACACTGCACGAGGCTTTGAAGCGGGCCCAAGGCAAGAGCTGCTCCGCTGCCGCGCGGACGTCCAGCGCTCGGGCCGGGCCCTGGAGCGGGCACAGTCTCTCTTCGAGAGCGGCGACGCGCTTGTCTTTTGCGAGCGCGCGGTGGCCGGCCTTGAGCCCGGCGATGAGGTGGAGGTTCAGATGGACAGCGGGCAGGAGCTAGCCGGCTCCATCGCTGAGGTTATCCCACTTGACGACTCCCTCCTCCTCAGCCTTTAGCTGTAGGCTAAGCAGGCGCGCTCGCTCCAAGACGTGCATCTTCTGCTCAGAGCAGCGCAGGTGAATTGCCGCGCTTCGCTCCTCCGCCGCGATGACAGAGGGGTAGGTGATCCTGTGCCCTGAATCAAACTCAGCGACCACATCGACAGGAGAGTCAAACTCGATCATATCCGAAGATGATAGAGACAAACGCCAGCGAGGTGGCGGCCAACTTACAAGCGCGCTTCGAGGACTTCGAGCAGGAGGTCGAAGAGGAAATCGACCGCGCGGTGCTGGAGGCCCAAAGGCTGGCGAAGCAGAGAGTCCCAGTCCAGACAGGCGCCTTGCGCGATGACATCTCCGTTGACCTCGAGGAGGACAAGGTGTTCAATACCCTCGACTACGCGGTCTACCAGGACCAGGGCACGATCTACATCGAGGCGACCCACTACCTCACAGACTCGGCCAGAGACGCGTTTGAAGCATCTCTTCAAAGGCTCCGATCATGACTGAAATCGAGCTCACCAAGGCGTTTTACGAGCGCCTCGCCGGCGCAGACGCCCACGGCAAGCCTTTGGCGTGGGAAGGCGCCGAGGTGCCTACCTACACGGGCAGCCCTCCAGCGGAGGCAGGCGCGCCGCTCGTTGTGATCGGGCGCCCTAGAGCGAGAGGACAGGAAGCCTTAGATGGCACTCGCCTCGACGAGGTGCGCATCCAGCTTCGCGTGCACACCGCTTTCGAGGAGGGCAAGGGCGACTACCTGCAGGCCTACGAGATCGCCTCCGCCGCCCACGACCTCCTCAAGGCCGCGCCGATCGAGATCGGCGGCTACGCTCCGCGCATTACGCGGCCGGACAAAACGCCTGTGCCCGCCTACGACAAGGGCGCCAAGGAGGCGCTGGACCTGACATTAGACTACCGATTCGCTTCCCTCTAACTACCCACTTTAGGACTTACCCATGGCTACTGAGAACGCAGTTGTCGGCGTGGACCTCAAGTCCCGCCTCAACGCCAACCTGATCGCCCTCCACACCTCCTCTTCGATGAGCATTTCACCGGAGCTGGTCGACCTCATCGTGAAGGCCGACGCCGCGGGCCAGCCCACCGACTTCGCCCGCCGCGTCCAAGGCGTGGCCGAGTGGTCCGCCGAGCACGAAGGGCCGCTCGCCGGCCAGGGCGACGCCAAGCCGAAGGTCGCAGACCAAAACATGTCCTTGAAGCTCAAGGTGGACGCCAATGGAGACGGCTCCGCGACTCTCGTCGAGGTCCCGCTTCTGGATTCGGTGGAGTTTACCTTAGAGCAGGAGATGGCCGAAACCGGCGGCCTCGACCAGCCCTTGTGGCGCTACCTCCGCCCGGACACGCGGGACTTCGAGATTAGCGTGAGCGGCACGTACGTAGAGCCTAGCCAAAGCGGCGTGCACAAGGCGCTGCTTCAGCGCGTGCTTCAGCGCTCGGCCGACCAGCTGCCCTTTGAGCTGCAGGTCTTGGGCGTGACCTTCACCGGCGAAGTCGAGGTCGGAGACACGTCTGTCGAAGCGGAAACCGGCGGCGAGGACGCGACGATCGACCTCACGCTGTCCGCCAACTCTGACCTCTCGAAGTCCGGGAGCTTTGAGAGCTCCATCGAGGCGGCTTTCGCGGCCTACATGAACAAGCAGCCGGTCGACGTTGGCATGCTCCACTACGACGGGTCCTCGCCTGAAACCGGCACCACGAAGCTGAGCGGCGCCGGCTACTACAGCGAGCTGGCCATTTCGATGGAGAGAGGCTCGGAGGTGACCGTCTCCGGCACGGTTGAGGGCGATGGCGCGCTTAGCATGGGCACTGCTTAATCAAACCACCCAATAGGCTTATGCCTGACTTTGACAACTCATTTCTCGTCGAGGACGCCGGCGACGACTCGATTCACGAGGACGCGCTGGTGTTTGAGCTCGCGGAGGGCCAGCCGGTCGGCTGGCGCGCCTCCGGCTTGGCCATCAAGCGCGCTTCCGATAAAGGGATGGAGCTGGGCCAAATCTTAGAGGACCTGCGCAAGCTTTTCGGCTCTTCGGTGAGCGAGGAGGAGCTTGAGGAGATGTCCGAGGAGGAGATCGAGGAGGAGCTGGAGGGCGGCGCCTCCTTCGCCCAGCTCGTGGACCTCGTCGGCAAGCTGACCTGGCTCGGCGCCCTTCACTTCGAGCCGAACGTCAGCCGGCGGCGCGTTCTGGCGGCGATGGATTCGGAGAGCCTCGCTCGGGTGCCCTTGGAGGAGATGCTCTCGAAGGTCTTCCCTGCCTTAAGCGAAGAGGTGGAAGAGAAGGAGGAAGAGGGAAAGGCGTAGAGGAGCTCACCACCGACGACTTCTTCCTGCGCTTGTATGAGGCAGGATGCACGCGGGAAGAGATCATGCGGAGTGAGCTCCGCCACCTTCTGATGCGCCATAGGGCCTACGAGAACCGAAAGCGCCGCGAGGAGGCGCACCTCGTCGGGCTCAGAAATGAAGTCCGCGGCGCCTTTGGCGCGGACCCGATCGAGCCCTACTCCTCCTCCACCCAACAACAAACCGACAAGTCTGAAGCGGCGCGCAAGGCGGCCCTGCGCCAAACAGACTTCGACGATACCGAGCCGGTCGCGCCGAGCGACATGTCTAATCTCACTTAGGTAGGAACTGCGTAGTGCCTAGCGAAACGCTTGAATACCGGTTTACAGAGCGCGGTCTCGATGAGCTTCGCTCGGACATGGAGGCCCTCGCCGAGGACACCGAAGATGTGGGCGAGGCTGCCGAAAGCGCCGAGGCGGACCTGGAGAACATGGGCTCCGCCGACCCAGGTGAAGACGTCGCAGGCGGGCTGGGCCAGGCAGAAGGCGCCCTCTCGGATGTATCGGAGGAGGCCGCCCGCGCGGCCCAGCGCCTGCAGGAATCCTTCGGCGGCGCTACGCAGGAGGCCTTGAGCCGGATCAGCGAGATGGGCCAGGCCCTTGAGGACTTCAATCAACAGCAGATCGACGTCTCCGGCGGGCAGCTAACAAGCGCAGTGGGCGGATCCGCGGCCGGAGCGGCCTTGGGAGCAGGCGGCGCGGCGGCCATCGCGGGCGAGCTTGCCCAGGCCACCGAACCGGCCCGGCAGCTTGAGCGCCAGACAAGCGAGGTGTCCGAGGAGGCGCGGGAGATCGCCCAGATCTACGACCGCACGGCCCAGGAGGTCCAGCAGGCCGCCTCCGAAGCGTCGGAGCTAAGCCAAGAAACCGGCGAGGCGGAGTCCGGCGCCTCGGATCTCATCAACAAGCTCCGCGAGATCGCCATTCCGTCGCTAGGCGGAGGCTCAGGCGATGGCATAGACAACCTGGGCGACGCCGCGGCGGATGCGGCAGGCGACTTTGGCGGCTTTTCCGGCGCGATTGCCCGCGCAGGCTCTAGGCTCACCGGCCTTCTCTCCACCACAGCTGGAGTGGCGACGGCAATCGGCGCGATTGGCACGGCCGGCGCCATCGCGGGAAAGCAAGTGGCGGACTTCGCCGCGCAGGCCGCCACGGCCGGGCAGCAGCTGAAGGTCCTGGAGGCCCAATCCGGCGTCTCTTCTCGCAAGGCGCAGCGCCTCTTCCAGGTCGCCCAGCAGTTGGACTCCACGGTCGACCTCGACTCGATTCGAGACGCGTTTAAGGAGCTTGCCCTTAGGACGCAGGAGGCCAGAGAAGGCACCGGCGAGGCGAAGGAGGCCTTCGAGGAGCTTGGGATCTCGGTCAGCGAGCTTGAGGGCATGTCTACCGCCGAGGTCTTCCAGCGCGTGCGCCAGGAAGCGCAGAAGCTCACCGCCCAGCAGCGCGCTTTGACTTTGGAGCAGGTGGCAGGCGGCGAGGCCGGCGAGCGCCTGGCGCGGGTCCTTGGCCTCACGCGAGAGCAGTTCAACCGCCTGGCCGGCGCAGTGTCTAACCTCTCTAACAAGCAGACGAGAACGCTCGACCGCCTTCGCACGCAGTACACCCAGTACAACCAAAGGCTGAGGCAGGCTCGGCTGGAGCTTGCCGCCGCCTTCGGCCCGCCTGCGGTCACCATCCTGAAAAAGCTCACCTCGGCCATCGAGCCGGTTACCGCTCTCCTCACGGACCTGGCGCGGAAGTGGCGGATGAATGCCGCCGCGGCGCTTGAGTTTTTCGGAGTGCTGTCTGAGCAGGAGGCGCTTGACTTTGCCGGCATGGGACAGAACCCAGACACAAGCGAGGGCGAAGGCTCTGAGGAGAGCCCTACTACCACAAGCGGCCGGCAGGAAGGCAAAAGCCCAAGGCAAAGGATGGGCGAGGCGCTAAACCAGCAGGCCAAGCGCATTGCCCGGATCCGAGAGCGCGCGGAGAAAGGCCTTGCCAGCCAGCAGGAGATGCTTCGCCAGATCGTCTCCGCCAGGGAGTCCGCCTTCAAAGAGCTGCAAAAGCTCGGGCAGAAGGCGCCGGATCTCTTCACTGACAAGCTGATGAGCCACCTCGCCAGCCAGATCAAGCGGCTGCAGCGGCGCCTGGAGCAGGCCACCGAAGAGGAGGTCCAGATTCCCGCCCAGGACGTCGGCTCGGATGTATCGACTGTCGAAGGCGCGCCGATGGAGGAGCTGCCCACGCCAGGAATGTCCACAGAGGGCATTGGCCAAGACATGAAGCAGCGCGCGGCCAACATGCGCCGCGCCTACGAGGCGGAGCTCTCTGAGCTCGAGCGGTTTGGCAAGGCGGTCGGCGAGAGCCTCACCCGGTCGGTGGCCCGCTCGGTGGACCGCGCGTTTAGCGCTTTGGGCCAAGGCCTTGTAGGCGCGCTGTTTGGATCCGGCTCGGGTGGGCGCGGAGAGGAGAAGGCCCGCCTCAATCTCTTCAACGCGAAGAAGCAGGTCCGCTCCCTCCGGAAGAGCCTGCGGCAGGGCAACCTCTCCTACCGCAACTTTCAGCTGAAGATGCAGGCCCAGCAGGCCAAGATCCAAAAGCGGCAGGAGCAGCTAAACGACACGATGCGATCGGGCTTCGCGAAGGCCGCGGACTCGATGCTTCAAGCGTTTAAGCAGATCGCCAAGCAGCTGATCGCGGAGGTCACTGCGGTAATCGCGAAGATGGCCGTGCTCAAAGCAATCACCGCCGCCTTCTCGATAAGCTCCGGCGGCTTCGGCGGCGCGGTGATCTCTAGCTTAGGTGGCGGCGCCTTCCTCGACAGCGGCGCAAGCGGAGGCATGGTCAAGCAGTCGGGCCTGGCGGTTATCCACGAGAACGAGCAGATCATGAACGCCAAGACGGTGTCGATGCTGGATGACATGCTCCAGCCCTCCACTCCATCCGCCCAACCCGCGATGGCCACGGCCGGTGGCGGGATGAACCTCACCGTGCGCGTAGAGGGCCAGACGCGCACCGACGGGCGGGACATTGTCACCTCCTATAATAACACGACAGCCACTCAGAGGCGGAAGGGACGCCGCAACTAAACACAAAGCAGCTACTGACACGTGGCTTACGGAAAGAAGTACCACATCAACTGGACTACTCCCACGGCCGACTGCCGCCTGTGGATCAAGCAGGACGGCTACACCGGCGGATCTGTGGCCTTGGACCCTGCTCCCACGCCAGTAAGCATTCGTTGGGACGAGCAGGGCCGCGACGACCTGACCTCGCCCTTGCGCATCTCGACCGCGCGTATTCGCTTTATCGGCGACGCGGAGGGAGAGGCCGTGCAGGAGATCTTCGACGGCGGCGACACCGAGTACCAGGTCAAGTTCTGGAGAGATACTGGCGCCGGCTACGAGCTGGAGTGGCAAGGCTTCCTCGCGACGGACCTCTGGCGAGACAACCCGCATACGCCGGCGGAGGTCGTCGAGCTTGAGGCGATCGATGGCCTGGCCCTGCTCGAAAACCGGCAAGCCTACACGTCGGACGAGGCGTTTGACTTCTACCGCCTCGACGACGCGCTTCATGGCATCCTGCGCTACCTGCATGCCCTGCCGATCACCACGAGCCAGAACTGGCGCCCAGACGGCCTCGCGCTTCCAAGTGGGCGCCAACCGCTCGACTTTATCGACCTACCCGACACCGCTTTCCAGGAGATAGCCGATAAAGAGGAGGTCGAGGAGACGCTCGACCAGCGCACCCAGCTGGAGGGCATCCTAGAGCGGTTTGGGCTTCAGCTTATGCTTAGTGGCGGAGAGTGGCGCCTGCGGCAGCGAGGCCAGATCGATGACGGGACTTCCTTGAGGCAGTGGACGATGGGCACGTCCGCGGGCACCTTCTCCACTGACCCTTATGTTGAGGACGTCACCACCTCGCTCCCGGCCGTGGCCCGCACGGAGAAGCCCAGGTCTAGGGCCTCTCGCCTGCATAGCCTCACGAGCCGGTACACCTACCAGGATTTAGGTGAGCTCGTTGCCGACGGGAGTTTTGAGGACGGCTACGGCGCGTGGACGCAGGTCGACTCCAACGCGACGCGGGTGGACTACACCGACTCGCCCTTGGCCACAACCTCCACGCAGGAGGACAGCTTTGCGGTGGAGATGGACTACGCCTTCGAGATCGAGGAGGAGCAGCCGAAGATTCACTTAAGGCAGGAGCTAGACGCCGCGCTGCAGGTCGCTGGCCCGCGCGGGTCGTATCAGTTTCAGTACGACGAGTGGGTCGAGACAGGCACCTCCGTCATAGGCGCTACTGTCGCTGGCCAGTACGAGCTGGCCACCGAGCGCGTCGCGGTCGCCTCCGACGCGCAGGCGGCCGACGACGGCACCCTGATCGTCGACCCGATTCCCGGCAGCTCGGACACAGTTGTCATCCCGGCTGGCGCGGTGCTGCCCATCGACGCGCCAGCACCGGAAGATGAGGTCGGGTACATCACGCTGTCCGAGCCGGCCTTCGGCGGCGACGAGCGGCTGCAAGGCGACATATCGAGGAAAGTCAAGTCCGGTTGGAAGGTGAAGATCTACAAATGGGCGCCCTCGACGAGCGGCCCGTCTGGCGTGAAAGGCCCGCGCGACCTGCCCGCAGGCGAGTATCAAAGCGCGGTGCAGACGATTGTCGTGCCTCAAAGGACGCCACAAGGCGATCCGGTGGTCGGCTCGATGACCGTCGAGATGGGCACCCGCGACACGGCAAATGGCAACCCGACCGTGTGGGTCGACCACGTGTCCGTTAAGGTCGCCGTGCAGGGAGAGCCCATCGAGGAAACCAACTACCAGCTCACCGACACCGACTACGGCCGCGACAAGACCCTCACCCACCGCATCGGCGATGGGCCAACGAAGGGCCACCCGAGAGGGCTGTTCGATGACGGAACCACCGAGGTCTTCCGGCACTGGGCGCCTGGGCCCGGCCAGGGCGAGACGGGAAAGCTCCTGGAGCAGCTTTTGGTCGAGCAGTGGATGCGCCAGCAGCGGGAGACGCTCGATAGGCGCACGTACGAGTGTGAGCTCAGAGGAAGCGACTCGCTTAAGGCCCACCACGTCGTCAATTTCGACTCGAAGACCTACACGGTAAGCTACTTAGAGCGCAGCTACGGCACGGAGGGCGACTCCGCGCGGGTGGAGCTGACCGAGCTGAAAGATGCCGGACTGGCCGGCCTGGAGCGCACCTACTCGATGGAGTCGTCCGGCGGCAGTGGCTCTGGTGGAGGTAGCGGTGGTGGCTTCGGCGGCGGCTCCGGCGGCTCCAGCGGCGGAGGCGGAGGCGGAGGCGGAAGCTCCACGTGGGACCAGCTTAGCGGCAAACCGTCCGGCCTCTACGCGCAGGGCGGAGCAGAAGATGGCTTCGCGGAGACGCAGGCGCTCGTTTCAAGCAACGACGACATCCTTGAGCTCACCGATTCAGGCCAGCTTACCGCCCGCGTCAAGGACGAGGACGATATGGCGTCGGACTCGGCGACGCACCTGGCGACCCAGCAGTCGATCAAGTCTTTCGTCGAAGGGCAGACGCTTTCAAGCCAGGAGGTGCTCGATGCACTTGGCCTGCAAAGCTCGACCTTCCTGGAGGCGAGGAATGGCAGCCTCCACGCTCGCGTGAAGGACGAAGATGGGTTCTCCTCGGATTCGGATACGCACCTCGCCACCCAGCAGTCGATCAAAGCCTACGTCCAAAGCGCCACAGGCAGCCTCGCTGGCCTAAACGACGTGGACCTCTCCGCCACCGACGCGGGAGCGCAAGAAGGAGATCTTCTTGCCTACAACGGGAGCGTGTGGACGGACAAGGACCCATCGGACATCAAGGCCGGCAACGCGGACAAGCTCGATGGCTACGAGGCCACGGCTTTCCCGCGCAAGCACGAGGACGCGTTTATAGACGCCCAGTGGACGTTCGGCGACGACGTGGAGCTTATGGGCGCCGAGCTGCGCACCGACGGCGCGGCGGCTGGATTCAGTGGCTCCGGCACGATCGTAGGCGACGAGGAGAGCTGGTTCGACGACCTGCAGATCAGAGGGACCTTGTTTGCCAGGGAGTTTGAAGTGCGCAAGGTGCGCGCAAGCAGAGGCACTCGCATCTTCTCCGCCGGCGGTGGGAAGGTCAAGGAGGTGATCGCCGAGCCGCCCAATCCCACCCTGGGTTTTTCAGAGAACCCTGGCATCCGGCCAGGCGACCTCTGCCTCATCAAAGAGGTCGACCCGGAGACGCCCACGATTGCGTCGGAGATCCGGATGAAGGCGACAAGCGAGCCTTCGAAGCTCGGTGGGCTGTGGTCGGTGACGTTCGACGTCGTAATCAAGGACCGCGACCCAAAGAAAGGCGACGATGTGGTCGTGGTCGGCTCCTCAGACAGCGAGCGCGACTCGTTTCTGGCGGCCAACCCATATCTCCCGGCCTTCAGCACAGTAGATGGCGTCGGTAGCTTCGACGAGTGGGACACCCGCACGCCAGGCGCCCGCCTCGGCGACGTTCAAGGCATGCCTGCAGTCGATGGAGTGGCGCCGTCCGGCGCTGGGCTGTGGTCCAACAACGCCTACATCGCTGGCACCATCGTCGCCAACCAAGGCGCGATCGCCGATAGCGTCACGATCGGCTCTACGCAGGCGAAGGACCTAGCCAGCGAGGGCTATGTCGACCAGGCCGAGCAGGCGGCCATCGACTACGCGGACGGGATTGACTCGAGCGTCCGCCAGGACCTCAATGGCATCCTAGGCGACGCGGTCGCCAACGGCACCACCATCATCGAAGGCGGGGTGATCGCCACAGACCTGGTCACGCTCGACTCCGTCGCGTTTAGCCCGGTCGAAAGCGACAGCGTGATCGCCTCCATCAACTCTTCCAGTGAGGGAATCGCGATAAACGCCGCGAAGCTGGACATCGACGCTTCGGACCTCAACATAAGCGCCTCCGACGTCGAGATCGGCGCGGATACCACCTTCCTCTCGCCCGAATACGACCCGACCACGAAGGCGCCTGCGGCGGATGCGGGCACGATCCGCTCCTCGACCCGGCCCAGCGCGAGGCCCAGCGGAGAGCCCTTGCAGGCCGGCGACATGTGGATCGATACGTCCGATGGCGATCGCCCTTACATTTACGACGGCACGCGGCCCTACGACTCGGCCGGATGGGACAAGGCATACACCAATATCCAAGGCGGAGACATCGACACCAATGCAATAAGCGCGACAGAGATTTCGGTCGGCAGCGTGCAGGACATCGACTCCGACGCGGCGATCGCCTCCGACATCTTTAGCGGCAACTACGGCGACCTGAGCGGCACGCCCTCGATTCCGTCCGGCGACCTTGCGGACCTAAACGAGATCGACAGCACCCACATCAAAGACGGCGCGGTCGTGGCCCGGACCATCGCGGCCGGGACGGCCCTGGCGGACAAGATCCTGGCCAACACCGCCACCATCACCGCGGAGCTCGAGATGGGCTCGGCCGGCCAGATCGTGACGACCAAATTTGGCTCTTCGGACTTAGCCTACGAGATAAACGACGACGGGATCTACGTCGCCGACACGGAGGAGCTCGTGTTTGGCCCAAACAGAAGCGACGGCACGATTGACCGCACGCAGGAAAACAGAAAAGGCTCCCTCGACGTCACCGCGCTTAGCGCGCCGGACGACGCGCCCGAGTCGATCACCAACTTCTTTACGCTGCGCGGCGACAAAGGCGCCATGCTCCGCGCGCGAGGGCTGGGCAACAACGTCACTGTTTACGAAGGCGGGTATACCGCGTATGGCGTCAACCTGACCGCCACCGACGACATCAAGCTGGAGCCCGACAAATACGGCTCGAGCGGCAAGGTGCGCGTGGAGGGTGACCTGAACTACACAGGCTCCCTGAGCAGCGTCTCCGACCGCCGCGCCAAGGCGGACATCACCTCTCTTGAGAACCCGCTTGAGACGACGCTTCAGCTCGAGGGCAAGACCTACGACAAGCAAGGCCAACGCGAGGCCGGCTTCATTGCGCAGGAGGTAGCGGATGTCTTCGACGTTGCGGTGAGCGAGATGGAGGAGCTCCTTGGGCTAAGCTACAAGGACTTCCACGCCCTCTGGGCCGAGTCGATCAAGGAATTGAAGGCAGAAAACGACCGCCTCCGCAAGCGCATCAACGAGCTTGAATCACAGATATAGGGCCGCTAAATGCGGCAGTACGTCACCTCTGAAGGCACCACAGCACTTCTCAAAGACGAAAGCGTCGACATGGAGGGCGCCCACGCGCCTTCTGTCGACCCGATCATAGACGCCGCCGGGCCACTCTACGCGCCGACCGAGCAGGCCTTAGTCATCACCTCCGCGGCGGACGGCACCCACTCCGAAGGAAGTCTTCACTACCCAGAGAGCGGCCGCTTTGAGGGTGGGCAGGCCCTGGACCTTCGCATCTGGCACCTGCCCGATCCGGCCCAGGTCGCCAAGGAGCTTCAGCAGAAGCTGGGCCCGCAGTACGACGTCGTCTATCACGAGCCTGGTCACGACACTCACATCCACGTAGAGCGCGATGTTTGAGCTTTTGCTAAACCACCTCCCTACCATCATATCGGCTGTCAGTGGCCTGCTTGGAGCAGGGCTCTTTGCCGGCGCGGCGAAGCTCTGGCGCACCTACCACAAGCAGAAGCGCAAGGACGCAGCGCAGGAGCAGGACCTGGAGGAGGAGATCACCGCCAACCGCAAGGACCGCATAAGCGCGCTTCAGGTCCGCGTCAGCGACCTCGAGTCGAGCTTCGAGAAAGAGCGCAAGGCCCGCGTGGAGGCGGAGATCGAAGCGCGCCAGCACCGCGCGGTCGTGCAAGCGCTGGAGGTCAAAATCGACACGCTGATCTCGATGGTGCGCTCCCTCCGCGTGGAGGCGGATATGGAGCCCTTGTCCGACAAGGAGGAGGCCCGCCTCAGAGCTACGCCCGAGTTTTCGAATCTCGATTCTAACGCCCATGACGCATCCAGCCAAACCTGAAGACCACGACCACCTTCGCTCTGTTCTCGACCGCCTGAAGAGCGACAGCTGGGACGGGTGGCACGGAAACGACCGGCCTTTCGTCGACTGCGAAGGCAAAGAGCTCGAGGAGGCCTTGCAGGAGCTCAGCCGGCGCACAGAAGAGCGCCTGGAGGAGCACAAGGAGCGCCAGCGCTTCACCAAGCCCTCCCGCAAGCGGCGGGAGGCCAGGCAAAGCGCCCAGCACCGCATCCAGAGAGGTGATACGACGTGGTAAGCCTTCCCTCGAACGTCACCACCGCCGCGCTGGCCTTGCTGCTTGGCGCCCTGCTTGGCGCGGCCGGCACCTACTACTTCACCTCCTCCTCCACCGCCCAGCCTTCTAGCTCCACAGTCGCCCAGGTCGGCCAGATGGAAGGACAAGGCGTTTTAGACCGCATCCGCTCGATTGCGCCGAGAGACACTGCAGGCCAAGGCGAAGCAGACGTCGAGATCCGCTACCGTACCGACACCACGAGGGTCGTCGACTCGGTCTACGTCCCGATTCCTTCGCGCTTGCCGAAGACGCCAGCTGTCTCTAGCAAAGAGCCGATTGAGGTTACGCCTGATCGCATCACCTGGACCTACTTCAACACGGCAGAACGGCAATGGCAACAGCGCCTCTACGCGGTGCCGGAGCGCCGGTTTGAGTGGTCGGCCCACGCGCTTGTTCGGGCGAGCGTAGTGCCGCAGAAGAGGCTTTGGGCAGGGCTGGGCATGTCCTTGCGCTACAGGCGCTTAGAGGCGTCTGTTGGCGCTCTCACGACGCCGCGGTTTGGCCGGCGGCGGCTCGCCTTCTCACTTCGCTACCAGTTGAACTAGCGTTTCTCCTGTTGTCTATGGACCAGATCGCAGACCACTTCCCGCACGAGGATCTCGAACCGAGCGAGCACGAGGACTACCCGCATCACCTGACCACAGAGGAGGCCCAGCGCCTTGCCGACTTCTACTGCATCGACAACGAGACGATGCGCGCCTGCAAGGAGGAGTTTGACCTCGCCCACGACGAATGGATGTGCTTCCGCCAGGTGCACTCCCTGAGGCACTCCCAACCCACTGTGGTGGACCCAGAGCGCTCGATCGACGAGGCGGTGAAGCACCTCACGCAGCGCCAGAAGCGGCAAGCTACAGAGCGCAAGGCCAAGCGCAAGCACCGCCGGGAGCGAGATAAAGCCGCGCGGAAGTGGTGGGAGCTTGAGGAGGCTCTGGAGGAGGCGGCTACGGCCTTTGAGGCAGAGAGCTACGACCCACCGCGCCTCCGGGTGCGGATGGCCGAACAGGTCGAGACAGAGGCCGCCGGCGTGCTTAACCTCCAGGACCTACACCTTGGCGCCCGCCCGGCCGACGCGGAGGGCTTCTCCGTCAAGGCGTACCGGGAGAGTATCCTACGGCGCGTGGAGACAGCTCTCGAGGACGCCGCTCGGCTCCGGAAGCTCGATCGGATCTACGTCATCGGCGGCGCCGACCTTGTCCACTCCGACACCGCCGGTGGGCAGACCGCCTCCGGCACGGAGTTGGAGATGGCTTGCTCGACCAGCACAGCGCTTCAGCACGCCATCCAGCTTCTCGCCCAGGTCGTGGACATGGCCCGGCAGGTGGCCCAAGAAGTTACTATTGTGCCGATCCACGGCAACCACGACCGGACTGAGGGCGTTGCGGCCGCGATGGCGGCCGGGCAGCGGTTCCACTCTGCCGACAACGTCGAATCGATGGACCTGGCCGAGCGGCAGTACGCGACGTACGCTGGACATCTGCTCTGCATGACCCACGGCGACCTCACCAAAAAACGGATGCGGAAGATGGGTGAGATCATGCGCTCGGAGGCGCGTGGCCTGTATGGCCGCACCGAGTGGTCCTCCCTCTTCGTCGGCCACCTCCACCACAAGGCCATGGACATGGTCGACGAGAGTGGCCGCGTCATCTACCAGACGCCTACGCCCGTCCCGATCGACTCGTACCACGACCGGGAGGGCTACGTCGGCTCCCGCAAGGGCATCCAGCTTGTGCTCCTGGACCGAGACGATGGCGGAGACCGCATCATTCACGCATAAAATGCGGGCCTCTTCGCCTCTCAGAAGAGCCTGGGCCTTCTCTTCGAGCGGGCTCCACGTACGTGGAAAACCCTCGACCTGAGACAGCCCAGATCGAAGATTTAAACTGTCAACCAGTCCTGCAGCACGTCAGGATCCTCTAGACGGTCGGTCCGGTGGACTTCATCGTGGCACACGTTGCAGAGAGTGACGAGGTTTTCCACGTTATTCTCTCCGCCCTCGACATGCGGCCGGGTGTGGTGCACCTCAAGCTTGGTCCTCGGACCGTGAGGGTTTTTCTCACCCTTGGCGTAGTCCCATCCGCACTTTCGGCATTCATGGCCATCACGGTCCAGCACTCTCGACCTAACCATATCCGGGACATCTCGATCGTGAGGCTCATCTTGCCTGTCTTCCTCCAGAATATATTCTCCCTGCTCCAGGTCGGGCCTACCGGTGTTGCGAGTCCGAACCGGCCAGCCTTCCTCCGTTCTTAGCTCACGAACTCGCCGCGGCCACGACTGGGCACCGTCGGCCACATACCGCAGCTCTTCACCAGTCACCGGTTTTCCTACGTTCTCCCGGAGGAATTTCAGCAGGCGATCTTGTAGAGAACCATCCATATTTCGAATCTCGTTGGCGGTCTTCCACCGCTCGGCGGCCTCCTCGTCCCGCTCGGTGTCAAGAAGAATGTAGTCGTCCCGGTTCATCTCTTTCGCTCCTTCGGGCACGTTCGGCTCGAAGAGGTCTCCCTCGTACATCATCTCCCGGATCGTTATCCCGCTGTAGACGGGCCATCCCCGTTCTTTTCGCAGCTCACGGATACGTCTCGCGTACTCCTTGATGCCTGCAACGACTCCAAGCTCCTTCCCGGGAATTGGAGTGCGAGGAAAACTGAGAAGATAGTTGAGAATACGTTCGCGGCCGGATGTTGCCTCCGGAAATAGGGACTTGCCAATCTCTTTGACCGCTTCCTTAGCCTTGGCAAGGGCCTGAGCGCTATCCCGCAGCTCATCCGCATCGAGGTCACTACCTACCTCTTCGGCACGCTCAGTTAGCCGGTCGCAGAGTTCTTCAATCTCGTCCTTCGACATATCACCGTTGGATGTGACGGACTCATCGAAACCGGGGTGGATGCCAGTCGGATTTTCTTTACGGGTCAAGTTGGAGTCAGCGAAGAGACTTGCTGTACTCGAAGCCACATGAAACCCGAGGCGAGGCGGCACGGCATTTCCGATCTGGGAAGCAATTGAAGTTTTACTTCCCTTAAAATCAAACCAATCTGGAAACGATTGGAATCGTGCGGCTTCTCGATGAGTGATCGCCCGATGTTGGTCGGGATGAAGAGACCGGCCCTTCTCCGGTTTGAAGAACTCCGTCCGAATCGTAAATGCAGGCCGATCCCACCACAACCGACCAAAAATATCAGTTCCTCCGGACGTTTTTCTTTTCCAACAATCCGGCGTTATCTCAGGAGCGCGCTCCTCAAGGTCATAGCGGTTTGCGCCTTGTTCTTGAACAGTGATGTATCGCCGGATACTCTTCGCAGTTGGACTTCGACTGAAATGAAGATCGAAAGGCCCGGGCTCCTTGCGTATCTCGGTTCCAACCGGAGGTGGGAGGTCACCGATGGCATCTCCGACGGTATTCCAAGGTGACATGTCCTCCCCATCCTCAATGCTAGTCTGACCCTCACTCGGATCAAAGTGGGTTCGTTCTGGAGGAAAATGCTTTGACGGATCTCCGATACGGCTTCCGACAATGAACGCTCGTTTCCGTGTTTGCGGTACACCGAAGTTAGCAGCCAAGAGCGGCGCTGACTCCACCTCGAATCCCAACTCTTCCGCTCTGGCCTTGATGTCTTCATGTTCGCCGGACCCTAACAGCTGCGGCACGTTCTCCATGACAAAGACATCGGCACCGACTCGATCTACTACCTCCATATACGGCCGCCACAGCTGTTTTCTCGGATCTCCCTCCTTGTCCTTATTTAGAAGGCTGTATCCTTGACACGGTGGACCACCCACAACGACATCTGCGTCCGGAACTTCAACGCCCTCCTCCAGAAGGTCGACGATATTCCCGTGGATGCAGTGATCGCCAAAGTTCGAGTTGTAACTGGCTACCGAATCTTCGTCGAAGTCATTCGCCCAAACGGGTTCGAAAAATGGATCTCCTTCGGCCGTATGGACTTGCAAAAAGCCCAAGGTGAGCCCACCGCACCCGGAGAAGAGATCAATGATTTTAACTGGTTCGTCCATTCGCAACGTCGTTGGTAGCAATGAATGGTCAATCGAATTCAGAGGACCACCTCAGCCCGGAAGAGCGCAGCGAGTTGATGTCCCGTATTAACTCGACTGAGACGGAGCCGGAACAGCTCACTCGGAGCCTGCTCCACAGAGCTGGCTATCGATTCCGCAAGAACGTATCCGACCTTCCCGGCACGCCGGATGTCGTTCTCCCGAAGTACAACACCGTCATCTTCGTCCACGGATGCTACTGGCACCGCCACGACTGCCGCAAGGGCCGGAGTATGCCGTCAACCAACACTGAGTTCTGGAAAGAGAAATTTGAGCGCAACGTTGAGCGTGATGCCGAAAACGAAGATGTTCTCGAGGAGCTCGGGTGGCAAGTCCTCATCGTGTGGGAGTGCAACCTCAACGATGATCCCGTCGAGGCTGTCGAGGAGTTGATGACGGAGCTCGACGCTCAGTTGGAGGAGTAGCCGCTACTTCTCCACCCACGTCCAGCAGTAGGCTCCAATCGGGTAGAGCTTCTTGCCTTCAACCTCCGTCGGCCCGAACTTTCGCGGCTCGTCGCCCTGTGTGTCGTAAAAGAGGAAGATGTCTTCCTCCGAGTCGTACTCGGCCCAGTACTCTTCCTCGTTGTCGTAGCGATGCATCTCGCCGTAGTGGTCGGCGATCTCCTCCGCGACCTCCCGCTCGAAATACGGACAAGCCCAGCCGTTCCACGTATCTCCCTTCGTGTAACCAGGGAAGGTCGTATCAGGATGCGAGTCAAAATGGAATTCAGCTTTCCGAACCTCAGTACTCATAGCCGTATTGCCGCGTTAAGTTGTTAAGATCTTACGCTTGTAAGACATTACGCTCTTATTCACGAGATTGCTTGTATTCTCGAAGCGCCTCGATCGTGATCTCTTTCATCGATCGCTCCTCCTCAATCACAGCTTGCTTTTTGAGCCATTTGTGGAGGCTCTGAGGCAGGTCGAGGGTGTAGCGCTTGGTCGGCTCGTTCTCTTCGCCCGAGCCTTCTGTGAGGTCGCTGAGCGTCTCCTTGTTGCGGTTCTGGTTGAGGTCGTCGCTATCCATCTGCTCGCAGGATCTGTTCGAGCTGGTCGGTGAGCTTGTTGATCTCCGCCTGGGCCTTCTTGTCGCTCGTGTCGTGGACGCTTTTACCCTCGCCGAGCGCCCTGGCGTACGCAACGCGCTGGTTGACAGATGACTCAAGCCGGCCGAAGGGCGCCTCATCGAGTATGTCCTGGACCTGCTCGCCCATCTTTGAGGAGCCGATGGCCCGGCTGATGACGAAGCGTGCCTTGGGCGTGCCACCTGTGATGTCCTGGCGCGTCTCGATGTGGTCGATGACCTGGCCCACCGCCCACAGGTCCGCCGCCGAGGGCTGGATGGGCACGAGCACGAGGTCAGAGGCTTTAATCACGGAGATCGTCATCTTCTCGAGCTTGCCCACTGCATCGACGATGGCAACGTCGAAGCCCTCGATCGAGGGCAACTCCTCGTGGACGACTGGGCGGTCTACGCCGACCGTTGTGAGGCCTACATCCTCGCTCTTAGCGGCCCAGTCGCGGGCCGTGCCTTGCGGGTCGGCGTCGACCAGAAGGACGCTGTAGCTGCGCCTACTAAGCGTATCAGCGAGGTTGGTGGCGATCGTCGTCTTGCCGACGCCACCCTTCTGCTGGACAAGCCCAATAACAATCATACAGGCGTAAGATCTTAATACTGTAAGGAATGGTGATTGTACGACAAAGCGAGGAAGCCGTCAAGTCGCGGTCGTGAAGCTGTACGCGCTCAGCGGGGAGGTCCTGAAGCTCCGCTACGAGCTTGCCATCGGCCTAGATCTGGTTGGTCATCAGCGCTGCTCTGCAACCGTACGGAGGTAGTCAGCCGCGTCATCCACGTGATCCCTCTGGTCTACCTCGTACATCACGACCGGCTCGCTTTCGTTCAGAAGAAGAACGAAGTTGCGGTTGTCCTGCTCGGCGCTGGGGAGGTAGTCGAGAACCTGGATCTGCATACCGTCGTCGAGCATGATCGCGTCGGGTACGACGGCTGTGTCGCGGATGTCGTGGATGAATCCGTCGTCGGTGATACGCTGTGTTATCATCGGCGTCGGAGGTTTTAGGTGGTTAGAGTCGGGTGTCGTAGCCAGGAACCTAGGATGTGGAGGGCGATCGCCCCAAGGACGTTTTCGACTGCATGGCACTGGGTCAGAGATGATTCCCTCTGGCTATCGGTCGGGCGTGTGGTCGACCTCCAGCTCGGTCGGCACGCCCAGCTCCTCGGCCCGCTCGGCCACGGCCGACTGGAGCCGCTCGATCTGCGGGGAGTGGGCGTAGTCGCGGTGGACGCGGACGGTGGCGCCGTCGGCCTGGTAGAGCCACACGCGGAAGCGCGTCTTGCCGTCACGGGTCCGTTCATCGAAGCCCTGCCGGAAGATAGGCGCCATGATCTCCTGTTCGTAGGAGGCGTTGACGTAGGCCATGCAGCCGCGCCAGCGGTTCTCCTGGTCTTTAGTCTCGTCCCACGCAGAGAGCGGAATGAAGCGGCCGGTGGCGTCTTTGAGGCCGCCGCGTTCGGTGATAACCGCCTCCAGCTTGTCGCGGGTCTGAAGGAGCTCCTCCATCAGCGGGTGGGAGAGAAGCGGCTCAAGCGGATCGAAGTTCTCGAGGTACGTGCCGGTAAGCTTCGCGTACTCGGTGTATATTTGGTAGAGGAGGTTTTGCCTACTGGAGCCGTACACGGCCGAGTACGCCCGCTTCACGGCCTTGCGCTGGGCGCTCTGCGGGCCTTCAAGGTCGAGGGTGGAGGCAAGGTCCAGCCAGAGGTCACCGCCCGCGAGAAGGCCAGTGTCACCCTCCAGGTTGGCGTCTAGGTAGCGCTCCAGCGTCGGCACCTCCAAGCCTTCCCGCTTCGCCACCGGGACGTAAGAGGCGAGATGCGCCTTGCTGAGGTCCAGCTCGTAGTCCCGTGGGGTGTACGTCGACCGAAGCACAGCCGACGGCAGGTTCATCGCCTGGTTGTGGTGATCAGCCTTGAGCCGCGGGAAGCGGTCGCAGGGTAGGTAAAGCGGCTGCGGAAACTTCCGCATCCAGTAGAGCTTGCGGAGCTCCTGGTCGCGGCGCTCTTCCTCATTGATCGTGTCGGCGACCGTCCAGATGGCCTTATCGAGCTGCTTGGGCCGGAGGTTGCCGTGGGCACCGTGGCCGAAGTACTGCTGGGGAAGGGAGTTGAGGTAGTCCTGGATCTGCCGAGTCGCCTCCGGCGGCTCGATCACCGGCTCATTGGCCTCGATGAGCTCCCGACGCTCCTCCCGAAGCGTGCGCGTCCAGCGCCGACTGTTTGCCGACTTGCCGCTGACCAGGTAGGTCCAGTCGTCGTAGTCTTCAGGGCTGAGCATGAGCTCCTTGGCGTCTTGAATGATGTCGTGCGGAATCCTGTGCGACTTAGTGACCCGGGCCTTGCCGTTCTCGTCGTTCCAGCCCGTCCAGCGGAAGCCTGGGTCGACCTTGCGGCGGTAGATCTCCAGCAGCATCGCGCTGTTGATCCCGCGGTGCCACCCGGTTGATGGCGCCATGCCGAAGGCAGCAAAGATCTTCTCGTGCGGAATAACGATGCCGACGTTGTCGCCCTCTCTGTACCAGTCGTCGTCTCGGCCGTGAGCGAGAAGGTTGTGCTGGAGGATAGCAGCGAGCGGCTCGGCCTCTGCTACAGCCGGCGCCCATTCGACGATCCGCTCGTACAATTCAGTGGGCACGTCTACCCAAGGGAAGAGCTGTCCATCCGGCGCCCGATCTAGCAGGCCTTCGATCTCGGCCACCGGGAGCAGGTCTACACGCTGCTTTGTGGCGTAAAAGCCGCCAGATCTGGCGGACGTGTACGGTGATCTGGCGGACGTGTACGGTCGGCTGAGAACCGGCCCAACGCCGTTAAATCGGCCTTCAGCGACGTAGGACACCAATTCTACTGTGCCGGCGTCCAGCCTCTCTCCTTGAGCCGTAACAGGCTCAATGGCCCGGCGCCCGTCGTCTTTGTGCCCGTCGGTGGTTGTAGTGGTGTGGTGGTTGCTGGTGTGCTGTCCTGTGTCCTGGGTTGTGCCCTGTTGGTTGTTTAAGCGCAGAGCGTCGAGCTTAGACAGGTCTCCGTGCAAGGCGAGAGCTTCCGCGGCTTCAGCCCACTTGGCAGGACCATCTCTGAGACTGGAGGAGCAAAGCCTGAAGGTAGTCTCAGTGACAGGACCTGGGACGCGCCAGACGTCTCGCCTCCAGCGCGTTTCGCCATTGGCTGCGCTATAGCGAGAGCGCTCGTCTCGGATGCGAAGGATGGAGCCGACGGTCTCGATGTCGGTGACACCACCACTGCCACTCAGCTCACTCCAGGCTTCCTCGGACAGAGAAGAGACAAGAGCATCACGGCCAGCCTCGACATCACGCTCTACGAGGCGGGCGACCTGTAGACAAAGCTCCGTGTACGCCCTTCCAGAGACGGGGATATGGTCGGATGAGGCGATCTCATAGAGCTGGGCCAAAGCCTCGCCGACGGAAATGTCAGGGGTGAAGTCTTCACACCGACGATGCGTCGAGGCTGAAACCTCGACGCCATGTGTAGTAGAACGTATGTCGGGCATCTACTCGGTCACGGTCTCTTGCAGGGTCGTACTGGTGGTGCTCGGCCGGCAGTAGCAGCTGCCGACTCTCGCCATACGATGGCGTTTGCCCACGCCCTGTCTGGTTCTCCAGGCAGGGCGTTTTCTTTTGCTGTTGCCGGCCGTATACAATTATGTGGCGGCCGGCTTTTCCATCTCTTCAGCGCCTTTCAGATCGCCTCTCAGCGGCGCTTAGCGGCAAAAAGAAAAGGCCTTCAGCAGGACCCATCGCTCAGCTGGATGCCTCCTCTACCTGCGTCAGTAAGGGTAGAGAAGACGACTGAGGACGGTCCCTGCTGAAGGCCCAGCAAGATCGTCTTATGGCTGACACTTGGCGTCATCACCTCCAGACGCGGTTTCCAAGCGCGACTGGTGCTTTACGACGCCAATATGTCCGACATGCGCGGCGGGCGCGTGTTCCGCGCACAAGTCTTCGCCTTCTCTGCGGCTGTCTTCGCCTTCTCTCGCGCCGACTTCGGTTTCTTTCAGCGCGTCTTTGCCTTCCTGCCGGATCTCTGTTATTGCAAAGGCGCTCTTTGCAATAGCAGAAGCTTCAACGCGGCTGGGGGTGGTGGCCCGACACATAATCGTAGATGGAGATCGAAGAAGTCTTTCACCACCACCCTAAAGACAAACCTCATCATGCAAATCTACGCTCTCACAGACACCAACCACCCAGCTGGCGGCGAGCGCCTTGTTCACGTGGCAGCCACGCAAAAGACCTTGAGCCAAGCCCGCCAGCGCCACCTCCAGGCGGCCCGCGGAGGTGCGCCTACCGCCCTTGCTCAGCACCTGCGGCAGAAGATCCGAGACCTCCGCGCGGGCGACATCGAGGTCACTGAGCTAGAGGCCTACGACACGCTCGAGGAGGCCGATCGGCGCTTCTCCGACTGCACCACTCGCCTTTCCAACTAAACCCGACACACAATCCAATGACTGAATCCCAGCTTGACGACAAGATCGCCGAGCGCAAGAACCGCCTCCAGGAGATCGCCGACGAGATCGAGGGCGAAGGTCCGATGGAGCTCGCCAGCCGGCTCGGCGGCACTCGTCTCCTTCGCGTCCAGCTCCTCACCCACTTGGAGGAAGCCCGCGCCCTTGCAGAGAAGCTAAGCGAAGAGGCGACCGGCAAAGACGAGGCCTTAACCTACGCCAACCTTGCCCAAACGCTCTCCGACCTCGATGCAAAGTAAACCCGACAGAAAACTCATGCAGGAGGAGGCCAGGGCGCAGGTAAAGCGCGCGCTGGCTTCCTACCCACATGAGCGCCACGTCCTCCTCTACGCAGCGCACGATCTTTTGCAACATCACCCAGACATAGACCATGGCTGGAACGAGCTCCAGCGGAGATCGGACCTCCCTGCTGAGCGCCTCGCAGACGCCCTCATCGCCGTTGACGAGCACCTCCGAGAGCACCTCAAAGACTACATGTATTAGCCAGCTCAAAGGCTGGCAGCGCCGCTGCTGGCAAGTCGCCGCCCGCGAAGAGAGCGCGGCCACAAAGACCGCGGTCGAGCTGGTAGAGATGGGCCCGAAAGAGCGCGAAGCGGCAGGGCAGCTCTTTGCGCTCCTCCACGACGTGATCCAGGACATCTGCCACTACGTCCTCCGGAGCTACGAGAGCGCCCTCCAGGCAGAAGGCCTCTTTCACGCAAGCTACGAGCATTTCCTGAGGGCGCTGGTGCGCTACGATCCATCCCGCGGCGAGCTGGAAGGCTACCTGCGCCACGCCCTCCGCGCTCGCCTGAAGCGCTACGTGCAGTCCAGCTCCACGCCAAGCGCGGACACAGAAAGCAGAAAGGAGGTGCCCGCCACGACCGACTTCCGCCGCATCGACATCGTAGCGATTACGCAGGAGCTGGCGGAGGAAGGCCAGCTCGATCGAAGCGAATGGGACCGCCTCTCGCGGGTGCCCTAACGCACGTCTGTTTATTATGTGAATGAGGCCCTTCCAGACAAATGCAAGACAAAGACCTAACGGGCTGGGCGCTCTCCCGGCGCTTCCTGCGGGAGCTTCGCCGCCGGCAGGACCTCATTCACAAGGAGTCGGACAAGGGCGCCTCCGCCTGGTGGCTTCTGCTTCCCTTATGGCTTTTGGGCGCGAGCGCCTACGCCGCTTGCGACATCGTAAGCTATCTCATCTGGCTGGTGCTTTAGCTCGTGCACTTCATTCACCTCGACAACATATCCGAGTGGAGCGTAAGCAGCTACGAGCACCGCTACTGCCCGCTCACGGAGCGCAAGTACTTGGTGTGCAGCCACTTCCAGCCAGCGGTTCTCTTGGACGACGCAGAGCACTACACGGTTTTCGTCAACTAACTTATGCCAGAGCAAAACGTAGAAAATAGTAGCTTATCGGACCTCTGGGAGGAGCTTACGCCCTCTCAGAAGCGCTTTGTCGTTGCCTACCAGCGCCACACGAGCAAAGCTGATGCGGCTGCAGAGGTGGGTCTCGCGGCGCAGACGGTCTACAACTGGCCGGACAAAGTCGACCGCGCGGCGGAGCTATTTTACGAGCAGACCGCGGCCCTCGCCATGCAGGAGCTAGAGGAAGCCCTCGTCGAGGCGGCCATGGTCAAAACGCAGGAGGTGCGCCGTCCCGGCTCCACCCAGGAGAGCCAGCAAAGCGCCGCCTCGGACGTCTTGGACCGCGTCATGGGCAAGCCCACCCAGAAGCAAGACATCGACATGGACGCCACAATCGAAGGCGTGGACGTCCAGATCCACGAAGCCCAAAGCGAGCCTGACATCGACGATGGGAAGTAATCGTGGCCCGCATTGACCTTCAGTCTACAGCCCTACTCCCGCCGACGCGCAAGGCGCTTAAAGGCGACGTACGTTACGTCGTCCACGAGGGCGGGACGCGCTCGAGCAAGACCTGGAGCATCCTGCAGGCGCTTATGCTGGAGGCCCTCCAGCAGGAGGTGGAGATCGACGTCGCCCGCCGGCACCTACGCACGCTGAAGGCCACGGCCATGGAGGACTGGGAGGAAATCCTCAAGGGAGCCGGCCTCTACTCGGAGAAGAAGCACGACAAGACCGACCACATCTACGAGGTCGGGCAAGGGCGCGTCCGGTTTATGGCGGCCGACCAGGGCCAGAAGCTCAGAGGCGCGAAGCGAGACGTTCTTTACATCAACGAGGCCAACGAGCTCTCGCCGGACTCCTGGCGCGAGCTAAGGCGCCGCACGCGCGGCACGATCGTGCTGGACTACAACCCGAGCATGGCTTCTGCCCACTGGGTCAACGACGTCCTCAAGACGGGTCGCGTCCGCCGCATCAAGTCCACCTACAAGCTCAACCCTTACCTCACCGACGCCCAGGTCAAGGACATCGAGTCCGACGTCCCGGTCTACCGCGAGGCCGACGGCACAACCGTCACCGACTGGGACCTCACCTACGACGGGGACGGAGAGCTCATCAAAGGCGATCCCGTGGAGTGGGCCGTGTATGGGCTGGGCAAGAGAGCCATCAGCCCGAATCTCATCTACAACAAGCGCTGCGAGAAGCCCTGGCCTGAAGCCAAGGCCGAGTGCTACGGCCTCGACTTCGGCTACTCGGCGCCGATGGCCCTCGTCCGGGTCCAGTTCCAGGACGCAGAAGGCGAGGACACCAACGCCCACGTCGACGAGCTGGTCTACGAGCGCGGGCTCACCACAGGCGACCTGATCGAGCGCATGGGCGAAATCGACGTCTCCAAGTCCACTCCCATCTACTGCGACCACGCCGAGCCCGACCGCATCGAAGAGCTGGAGCGCGCCGGCTACGACGCGAAGAAGGCCAAAAAGTCGGTTACGGCCGGCATCGACAAGGTCAAAGAGCACCGCCTCGCCTTCACGCCCTCCAGCGTCAACCTCCAGGCGGAGGCCAGCCGCTACAGGCGCAAGCCGGATTCGGACAAGCCGGTCAAACAAGACGACCACGGCATGGACGCGATGCGCTACGCCATCTTCACCCACGCGACACGACCCACCCGCAGAGTCTCCACAGCAAGCTACTAGAGACATGAGCCTAAAGACCGCAACCAACGCCCACTACGACCGCATGAAGGAGGACTGGCAGCTCGCCAGAGACTTCTTCGAGCTGTCTGGCCTCGGCCGCTACCTCGAGCAAGGCAAATACGAGGCGGAAGGGCCCTACCGCAGCCGCGTCGGCCGGCGGTTCGCGCAGGACCACACCGCGACGCTCGTCGGCCGTCTCGCGGACCCGATGCTGCTTCGCGCGGACGAAGTCGAGCGGGACTTAGGGCCGATCCCAGACGACTACCTGGGTTCGGCCGGCCCAGGCGAGGAGAGCCACGACTTGCAGATGCACCAGCTCGCGGAGTACCTGCTCGTGTACGGGGAGGCCTGGGTCGAGGTGCGCCCGACCGGCGCCGGCGCCGAGCTGCGGATCCGCACGCCGCTCAGCGTCCCGCGCTGGACTGGCAATAGAGTGCTCACGCTTGGCGAAGCCTCCCGCCCGGACGTGCCCATCACCCAGCCAGAGGAGGTGGACACCACCTACACCGTCCACAGTCCGCGCGGCTTTACCACGTACATGTTTCGGGAAAACGAGACCACAGGCGAGGAAGAGCGCGCCCAAGTCGACTCTGGCGACTACAGCCCAGGCGAAGAGGAGGCGTTCTTCGTAGATGCGCAAGGCAACCCGACCGCGCCTTTGCTTCGCGTTGAGATGCCCTGGGACGCAACGTTTGGCGTCGCAGTCGCCCGCGTGCACCGATCGATCTACCGCATGCGCAACCAACTGCACGGCCGCTTCGGCTCGATTCTCACCAACTCGCGCTACTACACCAAGGGCCTGGACGCGGACGGAGAAGAGAAGCTCGTCCATGCCCTCAAGCGTGGACGCAACCTCCTCCACCTCGACGAAAACAGCGAGATAGGCGCCCTCGAAGTCCCAACAGATGGCATCGAGGAGGCTCAAGACGAGCTCCGCCGGCTCAAGGACGACCTCTACAGGGCAGCCAACCAGACCATAGACGGCGCCACGTCCAACGCCTCGGCCACGGAGGCTGTGGTCAAAAACGAGGATAAATCGGCGGCCCTCGCCACCCTCGCCGCGACCATCGAATCCGCCGAAGAGAGCGCCCTCCGGCTCATCGCACAAACGCAAAACATAGTGGACTACGGCGGCGGCTCTACACCTCCGCAGGACCCAGGCGTGGCCAGCAACTGGACTGACATCAACTGGAGCCAAGCCAGCGTCGATCTAGGCGAGTAGGCCCACCCCCACGGCAAGAGGGTTTATTATATAAGTGAGGGCATCTCCCAAATCTCTACGCGCCAGCCGCGGCAAGAGCTGGCGGCCACGGCCACGTCACGGCCGGCCAGCGCCTTACGCAGGGCGCCGACACAAGCTACTAACGCGGACACACAACCAGCTACCTTATGCTGATCCATCAGGAAGACGGAGACCCAATCGAAGTCGACCCAGAGCAGGTCGAGATCGAAGACGAGGATCCCTACTTGACTCAAGACGAGGTCGACAGCATTGTCTCCAAGCGGGTCTCCCGCGCGGAGCGCACCACCCGCTCCGAGCTCAAGCAAGACGAGGACTTCCTCCAGAGCGCGATGCAGGAAACGTTTGGCGTCGAGCTGAAGGAGGACGGCACGCCCAAGGGCTCGACCAACAAGGACGAGCTCAAGCAGCTCCGCCAAGAGAAGTCCAAGCTCGAGGAGAAGGCCGCCCGCGCAGAGGAGCTGGAGGAGAAGATCCAGCAGGCCAGAGAGACGGACCTCGAAAACAAGTTGCTACAGTCCGCTCAAGGCGTAAAGGACGACCTCCAGGACGCCTTCATGCGCTTGGCCAAGGACCGGTTCCAGTACGACGAGGACGAAGGGCGCCACGTCGCCGTGGGCGAGGACGGGGAGGTCATCTTCAACGGCGGAGACCCAGCTGGGCCGGCGCACGTGGTGGAGCAGATGTGCGAGAGCCGGCCGAGCTTCTTCAAGGACAAGTCCGCCTCCAGTGGCCCGTCCGACGAGCCGACAAGCAATGCCACCGGTGGCAAACGTACCTGGACTGAGTCGGAGCACGCGCAGGCAGAGCCGGCGCAGATGTCGGAGGAAGAGTTCCAGGACTGGAAGCACGCGGCTGAAGAAGGCAGGATTCGATAGACTCGCTCGACATCCCACGCGCTGAGTGGGAAGTCGCGCCTGGCAGGCGTAACCTGCCACCCTCCCACTTAGCGTAATCGCATCTCTAACACAGCTTTAGGCTTAAAGCTTTATGCCAACGAACGAGAACTTCAATCGCGTACTGCGCGGAGCGATTCTCCGCCAGCTGCGCATGTCCCTTGTCACCGACGCCATCGTCAACCGCAACCTCGTCCGCGGCTCGTTTGAGGAGCCAGAGGACACGGTGAAGGTGCAGACGCTCGGCGACGTCAGCGTCGAGAACTACAACGGCTCGCTGCCCACGCCTCAGGACATCCAGAGCGACGAGGACACGATCGAGGCGGAGCACAAGCGCGCCTTCGCCTTCAAGGCGCCCGCGGACGACTCCGCTTCCGAGGTCGCGGACCTGTTTGCGCAGGAGGGCATCGCCGAGCTGCGCCGCGAGGCCCAGAAGTACGTCCTCGGGCTCTATGGCGGCGCTCAGCTTCAGGTCGACTACGACCCGGCCGGCGACGACATCCGGGAGGTCATCGGCAAGGCGGCCACGAAGATGGACAACGCCGAGGCGCCAGAAGCGGGCCGCGCCCTTGTCCTGCCGCCGGGCGTCATCAACGACATCGAGGACGACCTGATTAGCCGCGACACCGAGCTCGGCGACGGCGCGGTGCAGAACGGCTACCAGGGCGACTACAAGGGCTTTCGGCTCTACAAGGCGCCGCGCAACCACTTCACCGAGACCGGCACAAGCCCGGCCTACCTCCACGGCATGGGCACGATCCCGACCTCGATTGCCTACGAGGACGCCGTGCTGAACGTCCGGCGGATCCCGAGCACGGACTTCAGCGGCGACCAGGTCGACGGGCTTCACGTCGGCGGTGGCCAGCTCATCCGCGACGAGCAGACTCTCGACTTCCGCGTGCAGGTCGGATAACACACGGTCATTTCCAGCCGCGTCCTGGCTCCAGGGAGGTCCATTCGGGCCTCTCTGCGCCAGGACGTCGCTTTGCAAAGCCAACCTACGCCACTATGGTCTACCTCGAAACCGACTCAAACGGACGCGTCGAGCTTCGCCACAACCGCCCGCAGGAGATCGACACCTCCGCCGGCGTTGTGGTCGACTCGGTCCCAAATCGACCTGGGCCCGACCAGGAGCTCTACGTGGTCAATGGAAGCCCAACGTGGAAGAAGGCCCGCTACCGATACCGCAATGACCTGCCGGCGCTGAAGGAGCACCTTAAAGAGAAGGTCCTCGAGCGCCAGAAGGAGGAGGAGACCAAGGCGGTCACCTACAACGGGAGCGAGTTCCCGTGCGACCGCGACAGCCAAGGCCGGATCGGCTCTGCTATAAAGCAAGGCGAGATCGCCGAGGCGAATGGCCAGAGCTTTACCTTCCCGGCCATGACCACCTCAGGCAACCAGATCGACCTGGACCTCGCCGGCCTCAAAGGCTTGGCCCAAGTCTACGCCGACCAGGTGACCAGTGCCCGAGCCCGCGCGCAGGAGCTAACCAATACCATCGAGGGCGCCACCTCCGCCGACACCCTGCTTAGCCTGGACATCAGCGCCGGCTGGTAGGCCTTCCCTCTACTCTGATCCTCGACTCGCTGTACAGCTGCTTCTATGCCCACAGCGCGCCACATATATGCGACGGCGGGAGAAGAGCTGCTGAAGTACGACTCGGCTGATCTATCGTCGTACGTGTGGCTCGTATACAACAGCTACATAAGCGGAGGCGAAGAGGCACCGGTGACAGCCAATGACGCGGGCACAAGCTGGCTCCCAGACCAGGAGGGCCATACGATCATGGAGGTCACGGCAGATGGCACGGCGGATTATGAGGTCGAATCTGTTGACTTCGAGCCGACCGCTGTCGCGGCAGATGAGTCAGGCAACTACTACGTCGGTGGCGTGGATGGCCATCTCACCAAGTTCGATGAGTACGGCAAGGCGTGGGCAAGCAACGTCAGCGATTACGAGATCAAGGCTCTGATGTGGCATGACGGCCGTCTCTACGCGTCGTCGGCGATAGGGCTCACCTCACCGGAATCCGACGGTGGGTTCCATTACGACGTGGACGACTACATGGAGCCAATGGTCATGGCCTCCGGCGGCGGATACGTCTACTTTGGTGGGTACAATAGTTACTACGAAGAGCATGAGCTGATGCAGTTCGAGGCGTCGGCATTGTCTTACAATAGCTTAGACGACGCCGGCGAGAACTGGAGAAAGACGTTCATCGATTCAAACGAGTTTGTCGGACTCGCGGCGGATAGTCGTGGAGTTTACGTTAGCCTGCGGTATGACGACTTGATCTTCTTTGACACAGACGGCACGCAGCAGGCGAGTAGAAACTCCCTCGAATACACACCAGTGCACGGCCTGGGAGGCGGCGACTCGTACACGTATACCTCCAACCAGGCGCCCACCGCCGCCTTCGCCTACTCCAAGTCCGGCGGCACAGTGGACTTCACCGACCAGTCCTCCGACGGCGACGGCACGGTCCAAAGCTACAGCTGGGATTTCGGCGACGGAACCACCTCCACCCAGCAGAGCCCATCCCACACCTACGCCTCGAGTGGCACCTACACGGTGTCCCTCACCGTCACGGACGACGCCGGCGCGACGGCCACAGCCACGCAGGACATCAGCGTGACGGCAGTCATCGGCGGCACGGCGGCCCTCGCGGACAACGGCCCGGCGCCGGCCGCCAGCGGCGCCACCCGCAATGCCGGCGCGTCGGCCATCACCGAAGCGGCGGACGTTCTTTCACTTAGCGGCGCCTTGCCTCTCTCCACAGAGCTCGCGCTCTCCGGCAAAGCGCAGGCGCTTGGGCTACAGGCCCGTGCGCCTGCGGCTGGCACAGCCGCGCTCGTGGACACCGCGTCCTCGTTCACTGCCAGCTCGGGCACGACGCTCGACCAGTCGCCTTTCCTCTTCCACGCTGACAGCGAGCTCACCAAAGCCATAAAACGAGACGCCAAGAACGGCGACAAGGTCTGGGAATACGTGCCCAGCGCCGGCGGCGTTCAGCCGCTTGCTGCCGACCAAAACGGAAACCTCTACGTCGGCGCCGACGACGGCGCGCTTTTGACGAAGGTTGGCGCCGCCGGCGCCAAGCAGTGGACCTGGGACGGGTCGCCCGCCTACGACGACGTGTTTGCGATCGAGATCTTAGACAGTGGCAACCTCGCAGTCAAGGCGTACGACGGCGCGGACTACTACCTCACCGAGATCGACGCGGCCAGCGGGACGACCGAGCGGGAGCGGAAGGCCACCCACGGCGGCAGCGCGCAGAACCCGCGCAGCATAGAAGCCGCGCCGAACGGCGGGCTCTACTGGAGCGGGTTTACGTCACCATTCATCAAGCGCCTGGACAGCTCGTGGAACGAGGTCTGGACGTGGACGGCGCCGGCCGGATACGAGTACGGGCCGTACCAACTCGGAGCGACAAGCAGCGCGCTCTACGGCATCGCGGACGGAAACGTCCTCCGCGTCGACCCAACCACTGCAAACACGGTGTGGGTCGACACGATCGGCGACCGCTATGCGGGCGAGCTGGCGGTGTCCGACAGCGACCACATCTACGCCGCGTACGACGCATCGACAGAGGACGACATCGTGCGCTACAGCGACACCGGAAGCGCGCTCTTCGGGGAGTGGCAGGTCTTCGCGGTCGAGCATCCAAACCTCCAAGCGGACAACCGCGGCAACCTGTTTGCCACATTTAATGTCGACCCAGACGGCGATCAAGGCACTTCAACAGGAGATGACGACCGTCTTCAGCAGTACGCAGGCGAAGGCGGCCTGGAGTGGCAGAAGACGTTCTACGACGACTACATCCAAGAGCCCGAGCTTCAGCCGGTCCCGCCGCGCGTCGAAGGAGCCGGCGCCTTCTCGTCTCGCGGAGAGCTTCTCTCGCTGGTCGGCACTACGCTGGCGGCAGGCGAGGCCCAGCTGGCGTCCTCGAGGGAGACTACAACTATCGAGGGCGCGCCCTACGTCGCGGGAAGCGGCAGCAGCCTCGACGCCAAACCCGCCCTCGCCTTGGCGGGCAATACCAGCACGGCCATCGCCTTCGACATAAACGACAAGCCAACCGCTGCCACCGCCGCTGGGCGAGCCAACGCGGCCGCCACGGCCGGCCTCTCTGCCGCAAAGGAAAGCCTCGGCGCCGACGGCGACGTCTCGATCCAAGCCCAAGGCGCCGCGCAGTCCGGCACGGCTGACGTAGGCGCTGGAGGAGGCCCTCTTGCCACCTCGACACTGAGCCTCACCGGCAGGGCCGCCCAGGTCCTCCTCGTAGGCGGCCCTGTGGCGGGCGGAGCCGGCTCCCTGGCGGGCAAACCACAGCCCATAGCCCTTCTCGGCGGCGCGGCTGCCGGCGGCTCGGCCGGC